ACGCAATGCAGCAAGAGGAAGACTTTATAGAGAGTACATCCTTCACGGAAGCGATGCTTCATTTATCGAATAAACTAGAAGGCGAAACCTTCAGGATGCTATCTATAACCTTACTAGAAGGTGCAACTGTTGATGGCGAACCGCTAGATATCAATGAGCACTTTAAAGGCAACTATGGGGTATGGCGTAAGGTATTTGCTCATGCACTAAAAGTGAACTTTGCAAGTTTTTTCGACGAAGGCTGGTCAGCAGGTCTGAAGGATCTAATGACGATGGTAAGTCCTCAGTTAAGCAAATAACCTCAGGGATCAGCACCACAATTGCTTTACGGCGGATAGATAAAGAGTGTTCTATCTCGAAGACAGAATGGTTCTTCTTAGAACTGTACTACCACCCCGAGAATAAGATGGACTTAGTGACTTTGAAACAGAAGTTAACCTTAGCAGAGATATTAGATTACAAAGAATCACTCGAAGTTATGAGCTTATTAAAGTCTGCCTCAGCTATCGACGACAAGAGGACACAAGGTAAATGAGTAAAATAACTATTACAGATTTCCTTATCAAGCTAGGGTTTGATGCCACGGAGGTCAAGAAAGGCGTCAAGACGCTAGAGAAAGAGTTCGCACCCCTTAATAAGAAGCTCAGTAGAGAAGCAGTAAAGCAGACGAAACAACAGAAAGCTAAAAACAATGAGCTTAAAATCGAGAATAGGCTATCTGCAAAACGCCTAGCGATACAAAAGAATATTGATAAACTTAAGTCTCAGGGTGGCAACGAAAAAGAGGTCAAGAGTTTAACAGGAACACTCAGAGGGAAGAACATTGATAAGCTTGAAGCTGCTCGGGTTCGGTCTTCCAAGTTAGTACACGATGCAGAGAAAGGTATAGCAGCTACAAAAGCGAAGGCCGCAGCTATAGAAGTTCGGTCCAAAGCAGAAATAGCGGCATACGCAGAACAAGAAAGACGTAACACCACGGCAAGAATAGCTAAAGAGAAGGCTGCTGCAACAGAGGCTAAAGCTTCAGCTAGAGAACGTACAGCTAAAGCTAAGGCAGATGCAGCAGATATCGCCCGTATAGATAAAGCTAATATAGCGAAACGTACTGCGATGGAAAAAGTTGCTAGAACACAGGCACGTATAGCTAAAGCAGAAGGACGTGCTAAAGAAGCAACCGATCTACGAAGAATAGGATTTGAGGACAGTCTTACAGGGTTAAGTAGGAAACTTGATATTGTCCCTGTCACTCCTGAAAGTGCAAAGTCGATTAAAGAGTTAAGAAAAGAGATAGCACAGCTTAACGCTAAAGGCGGAGTAGCTAAAACGCGTAAAGAGTTTGCATTACTTAAACGTGAGTATAAGAGTGTCGCCCACCGTGCATCTCTGGTCACAAAAGCTCAATCGAAAATGCGTAGAGATATGAGAGCTACTGAGTTCGCTGCCAAGAGTCTGAAAGAATCTATGATGAATATGTCTCGTAGTTACTTATCGGTATTCGCAGTGGTAGGAGCTACTACAGCCTTCGTGAGAACAGGACAAGAGCTTACATCACTTAAAGCCACATTACTTGGGGTATCTGGTACTTCCGAGGGTGCTGCGAAAGACTTTGAGTTTGTATCAGAAGCATCTAAAAGATTAGGTGTAGATATTACCGAAGCAACTAGTGCATACGGGAAACTCGGTGCTGCTGCTAAATCCGCAGGACTAGATAACGCCGAAGCACGTAATGCTTTCTTAGCTGCATCTGAACTATCTACCGCGTTCAACTTAAGTACTTCAGATTTTGAAGGTGTGTCTAGGGCAATGTCACTGATACTATCTAAAGGTAAATTGAGTACGGAAGAATTATTGCAGTTAGGTGAACGAGTTCCTATCGCTTTCAGTTCCGCAGCAAAAGCTTTAGGTGTATCTACTAAAGAGTTATTCAAACAAATCGAGTCAGGAGCGATACAGTCAGTAGAATTCTTACCTGATTTCGCGGATGAAGTAAGAGAGTATGTACGCCAGACAGGAATGCTGGATGCGTCACTTAAAACCTCTCGTGTCGCTATGAACAGGTTTGTAACTAACTACAAACTTAATGTGGCAGGCGCGTTTGACGAAGGACTAGATACAGGGTTAGGTGAGTTCTTTAATAGTCTCTCCAATATTATGGAAGAGATGAACCCTTTGTTTAGAATGTTCGGTGATACTCTTGGTTGGGTATTAGATGTTATATCCCCTTTACTGAGTATGGCATGGCAATTGGTTCGAGTTATAACTGTACCTCTCGCTGGAGCGTTCAATACGATAAGTGATAGCTTAGATAAACCTGTAGAAAGTATGAATCTGTTGGAGCAGGCATTGTACGGTGTATGGACAGTACTAAAAACTCTTGCAGCAGTAGTAGTGTATCCTTTCGCTAAACTAGAAGAAGGATTGGATTGGTTAGATAACTGGTTTGCTAATACGGATTCTAAGTTAGATAAGATGGCAGTTAAAGCAGGAAGCCTTACAGGGAGTCCTGAGAATTTAACTGATTCATTTAAAGCTAAGGGTTCTACAGCAACAACTAACACAAATACAGTAACTCAACAGAACACGTTCACAGTCGAAGGAACTAAAGACCCTGAAGCTGTAGGCAGAGAGATCCAGAATATACTGGAGCAACAATTTTCAGCTAGTGTAGCTACGGGGTACTAACATGGCGTTTTATATTAAAACTAACAACGGTGATGGAGACATATATCAACTAGATGCAGTAGTCTCTATCATGTACGAGCAGTCAGGTAAAGTGACTAAGTATGCCGTCGAGGAAGGGTTTAATGTTAGTGACCATTACCAACAGAACCCCGATAAGATATCTTTTACGGGAAGTATCTCTCGTGTAAAGTTTTTACGTAACAGTGAACTGTCTACGGACCTAGAACTCTTCGAGAAAGGGATGCAAGCACTTAAACGTTCAGGAGAACCTTTCGCTTGTTTGTTCAGTGAGAACTTAGATATCATGAAGAATTGTAGGTTCACACTCTTGACTATGGAACGGACAGTTACCACAGGGAAGTATGCTATTGATGTAAGTTTCAATATAGAGCAGACATTAACAGCCACCCAAGCAAAGCTCTCCGCTGAGCCTATCCCTGCTGATCAACATAAAGATATGGTTGAAGAGAAAAAAGGTGGTAGAGGAAGTACAGAAGAACCTGACACTGAAAAGAAAGGTTATCTGACTACTGTTTTTGAATCACTAACTTCATAGGAGAATATCTATGCTAAGTATTTCTATCCCTGATGCTTCTAATTCCTCTTCTCCTGTATCTTTAGGAGGAGAGATTTATGACTTCCGTTTCAACTTTAATGATATTGATAGTGTTTATCGTCTAGATATTTACTTTCAACAAAAACTTATTGTAGGTTCGATAGACCTTAAAACAGGTTCCTTACTTACAGACAAATATAACTTACCGGATTTCTCTCACGGAGAATTATTCTTAGCTAAAGTAAAAGCTACAGAGTTACCTCCTAGTAGAAATAACGTAGGTGTTAATAAAGATTATGAATTGATCTACGTAACTAACGAAGAATTAGGGAGGTAAGTATGGCAGACGCTTTCGGACATAAGTACGAGTTATTTATAGGAGAACCCTCGCGGTTAATTGAAGTACATAACGAAGCTACTGCTTATGACGATGACATTCCTCCACTCTTAAAGGCCCCTAATTTACGGACAAGTTCTCTTACAGGAGGGTATGTAGATTACTTAACAGTAGATGCTACCTTTCGTAAGATTACTGATCCTATACAGATGATCGCTAAAATTAAATACAAAGAACCTAAAGCGGGTGCGAGTAATCCCCAGACAGCGGTAATTAAGTTGTTTAATTTAAGCGACACCACGTTAGAGTCTCTTGTTACAGATGCATTGGTGTTACTTAATGCAGGGTATCAGAAAGATGGGGAAGATCTCCCTCTAGCTTTTGTTGGAACAGTGGATCATGTATCTACTCAACCAGAAGGACCTGATGCAGTAACTACCTTGTTATGTACAGAGGGAGGGAACGCAATAAAAAGTATAAGATTTGTCGACAGTTACCCTGAAGGACGTACGTATAACTTTATCTTATTGCAGATGATAAAAAAGTTCAAAGATAATGGGATACCTTTAGGTAGGTTCCAAGAGTCAGACAGAACAACACAGTCGGTAAAAGAACAAGTAGCGTATAGTGGGAAGCTAGCAAAAATATTGACGGACCTGTGCGACTCATTAGACTACGTATGGTTTATTTGTAAAGGTAAGCTTTATGTACAACCAAAAGATCAGCCTCGTGCCACA